GTGCTACGGATTCGATTTCGCGAATCTACACCACCGACACGGCATTGCTTCTCTATGTCCCTGATTCTCCGTCCTTGATGCAGCCCAGCGCCGGTTTCACTTTTTCGTGGAATGGCTACAGCGGAGCAGGACCAGACGGTCAGCGAGTTTCTCGCTTCCGCATGGATCATCTCCGTGCTGACCGCATCGAGATGGAAATGGCGTATGACCAGAAGCAGGTTTCGACCGTTCTGGGCGCTCGCTTCGTTGAAGTGGATACCGACTAATGTGGGTGGCGGGGAAACCACTTACAGTTAAGACGGCGGATGGCCGGTACGAGGATCGCAAGATTGGCGATCCCGTACCGGAGGCCCCATCGTGGGTTTTTCGGGTCTTTGAGGCCCATAAGAATCTCGGCTGGGTTCGGTGGGTCGAAGAGTCATCGCGACCTTCGAAGCCTTCGAAGAAACGCGGACGTCGCCGAAAGGTCGCAGATGTAGTCACCGAAGGGTAAGGTATGAGCTGGTCATTCAACGAATCGCTGACGACTGACCGTGACAAAGTGCGGTTGAGGATCGGAGATACCAATACGGATGACCAAATCCTGTCTGACGAGACCGTCGATGCCCTTTTGACTGAGCACAGCGATGATGTAATGCTCGCGACGATCTCGTGCGTCCGAGCTATCATTGCGAAGTATTCGCGAAACCTAAATCGCGGCGCTATCGGCATGACTGCCGATATGTCTATTTTCGTCACACAGTACCAAGAGCTTCTCTCCGATCTGATAAAACAGAACCGAGGGAATTCTGGCGTGCGCTACAAATCGGCTTTCAGCGAGTCTCGTAAAGACACCATCGAGAGCGATGCCGATTACATCCAACCATTCGCCAGTGTGGGCATGACTGACTACCCTGGGAGTGGGCAAAACAGCCCCGGTGATCCCGACGCGGATGATTACTGATGACGGATACCCCAGACGATGTGGGTGAAATTTTCACCAAGTACATGGACACCTTCGACAAAAAAGAGATGTTCAAATTGGCTTTCGAGTGTGCTCAGCTAGCAGCTCTTTGGATCGATAGGTCTTGTCGCCAACANTTCAAGCAGAAGAGGCGAAAAGGCCGAGGCGGCGGCGCGGGTTTAGCCGGTTCCTATAAGGCNGTTCCNGCNATTCGNCAATCTAAGGGCATTGTTGCTGGGGCCTATTCGGGTGAGGCTTATGCCGGTATCCGGCAAACGGGCGGCACGATTTATCCGAACAAGAAAAAATCCCTCTCTGTTCCTTTGACGGATAGAGCGGAAACGGTGGGTAGTCCGTCGAATTGGAGCGGTGCCGAAGAGCTGGTTTTTATTCCGGCTCCGCCGGGCAGTAAGCCTGGCGTTAAAGGTCTCTTAGGCCTACGTAAAAGAGACAAGTACATCCCGCAATACGCTTTGCGAGCTTCGGTTAAGCAAGAGGGATCTGGCTATCTGACGTGGGCTGAAAACAAGGTCGCCCCACAGATCCAAAGCCTTGTCGGCGACTCGGTGACCAAAGCTATGCTCCGTGTTCGCGTGCCTAAAGCTCCGGGTGGTGCTTGATGGGAACACCGGCACGCACAAGCATTTTAAGCAGCATTAGCACGACGCTCGCGGGCATCACGACCGGCAACGGCTACAACACAACGGTTGTGACGGTGGAGGGCGAAGCAAAGACGTGGGCGGATGTCCCGGCTTCGCTCAAGCCTTGGATTGGGTACGTGCCAACGTCTGAGTCCTTGCAGTATTTGCCAGGCAACCAGATACGAGTGGTTCTGCCGGTTCAATTGATTTGCCACATCGTCGGGCAGACGCAATCGGCACGCGCCACGGCTTTGAACAANTTGCTCGATGATGTGATTGCAGTTTTGAGCGTGGACACAACGCGAGGNTCCAAAGCAATCTCAACCACGGTAGTCTCGGCAGAGACGGACGAAGGTGCGCCTGGTGCAATCGGCGAGGGGTCGATGGTCTTGGCTGTTGAGGTCGCTTATATGAGAACGAGTGGGCAATCGTAGGAGGTTGGGATGAAGGTGAAATTTATGGGTGCCAACCCTGTAAAATTTGGCGATGTTAAGGTCCAGGTGGGCGATGTCCTAGACCTCGACCAGAAGACAGCCGAAGAGGCTTTGCGCGGTGGTTTGTTCGTTACTGTTGAACCAGCCAAACCAAAAGCTAAGCCGAAAAAGAAAACTACGACAAAAATTGAAGAGGAGAGCTGAAAATGGGAACTTCAACAGATCATGCGTTGGGCAGGAATTTACGGTTCTTCTCCGTCAAAGAAGACGCGGCTTATCCGGGTGGGCGCTACGGGACGGATAACCAAAAAGCTCTGGCAGGCGGCGACGCTGCCAAGGTTCTGTCTACTTCGATTGAGTTTACCGTTGCGAGAAATCCTCGAATGGATGCCCGAGGAAGCCGGGCGGTTTTGGAGCGGATCACGGGGAAGCAAGAAATTAGCTGGAGCTGTGAAAGCTATCTTCTTCCGAAGAGCGGCGCAGCGCCAGACATCGATCCTTTGATTGAAGCAGCGATGGGCGGGACGTTTGGTACCCCAACCAACGGCTATACTTTGTCGAGCGTAAACGACTTGCCTACTTGTCGAATTGCGCGAACGGCTGACGGTGTGTTTCGTGAGGACTTGTTTGGTGCGTGGGTTGAGGAAATGTCTATTTCTGCATCCGGCGGCGAAGAGCCTAAAATCTCGTTCAGTGGCGGGGCTTTTAACTACGCCTTAACCGGTACAGGCACGACTCACGCAGCCTCGTCGGTCACGACTACCTCGGTGCCTCTTGTCACCGGGGACGGTGTTAATTTCATGGTGGGTTCATGCATCGATATTAACGGCGGCTCTACCATCGTGACGGCAAAAACTGCGGTGGATACGCTTACTGTTAAAAGTGGCACATATACCAACGACGAAGCGATCATCCCCGAGACTTACGCCGAGACAACTTCGGCACAGCCGCCTGTTAACGGTATCGGTGGTCAGCTTACTTTGGGGGGCGCGGGGGTGCCTATCACGGGCATCGANTTCACAATGACCAACGGTGTCAAACCCTTTAGCGATCAAGCACTCACAAAAGGCACCGAGGATTTTGTGGCAGGATACCGGACGTGTTCTGGCACGGTGACTATCCGCGCTCGCAAGGACCTCATTAAGCGCTTTTCTCAGCGCTACGTTCAATTGAGTGCCACGGCCAATCCGGCATTTACCGGCGAATCTGCTGACTTCGAGATTTCTGTAGAGTTTGGAAACGTTACCGGTCAAGTGGTCGTTTTGAACATACTGAATGCGGAACTCGACTTCGGAGCTATCGATGTTCCAGAAGCCGAAGAAGCCATTTTGAACATTCCGTTTACGGCTCTAGGCGACTCCAGCACGCTGGACGAGTTTAAGCTCTTGTGGAACCAAAACCCTAGCTAACCAATCACACGGGGAAAAACATGTCTGTGATGAATGAAGAAGACGCGGTGCTTTACGTACCGGAACACGGTGACAATAGAGATCTACCCGAAGAGAAGCAGGTGACTGTTTCAATCCTTCCGATGACGGGGGGAGAGTTTCGATCGTACACTCGGGCAGTGAACAGTAAGAAAAACAACCTCGACAAGGTTGTGGAACGCATCATTAACGAGCGAGTGGTTTCTGTCACAAACTACGAAGATATCCGAGGGCGTCCTGTCACCACAGGCGAAGACCTTTTTGACCAGGCAGAAGTCGCTTTCATCGATGAGGTGTTTTCGGCTCTGACCGAGATCAGTGTGCTGAAGGGCGGACTGAGAAAAAAATAGAGATCGCTCTGCGTCTTGTCTTCAGCGGTGACTCGAAGACAAAAGAGTGGGGATGCTCACGATGTAAGGGCGAAGACTACGAAGAGGGTGATAAGTATCGGAAGATACGAAATTGCGACACGGAGGATAATGAGAACATCGCCTGGGAATGGATGCCGTCACTAAGACGGTGCCCGTTTAGCCAAATCACTGATCAAGTCTGGGAGATCTTACAGTGGTGGGGCGAGTTCAAAGAGCTTGGGGCTTTGCCGTGGGGCGGGTCGGATTTGATGGAGCAACCAGCCTATGTCTTAGAGGCTTTCAATATGTGTATTGAACTCAAAGGCAAAATCGAGCTGGAAGGGCATAAGAAGTCTGAAAGGGAGCGAGAACAATGGCAGCGTCGGAACGCAAAGTCGGCATCACGCTCATCCTGAAGGATAAGATGTCGAAGTCTTTGACGAAGGCTGATAAGCAAGCAAAGAAACTACGTAAAAGCGGCGATGACATCATAAAGACTTTCAAAAAATCTTGGAAGCCTTTTGCGGTTCTTACCGGGGCTATTACTGGAGCCGCTGCCGCTGTTTTTATCCTGAATAAAAGGGTCGCAAACTTCGGCGATACGATGATCAAGAGCGCTCAGCGCCTTAATCTCAGCACCGATGCTTATCAAAAATTCGACCACGCTATGCAGCTAAGCGGAACGAGCATGCAAGCAAACCGGGGCGCTTTGACTCGTTTTGCTCGAACGGCTCGCGACGCGGTGAACGGTGTTAAGATTGCCGAGGAAGCCTTTATTCGATTAGGTATTTCTGTGCGTGACAACGATGGGTCTTTCAAGCAAACCGAAGAACTCATGATGGAAGTTTCTGACGCATTTGCGACAATGCCTTCGACCATCGAGAAGACTGCTTTGATGATGGATTTGTTCGGGCGTAGTGGTGCCCAGATGTCGCAATTCTTATCTCTGGGATCTGAATCTCTGAAAGAGGTCGGGAGGGATGCGGAGCGCCTTGGCGGTATCATGAGCGAATCAGCCGCTAAAGGGGCCGAGAAATTTATCGATGCTCTGACTCGTATGGAATTGGCTTTTGATGGTCTTTTGCGAGACATAGCCGAGACCACTCAGCCGATGTTCACCAAGGCAATGGAGTCTATGGCTAACTCTATTGTGAGTCTTCGAAAAGCCTTCATGCCGGTTTACAAAGATTTCATGAGAAACTCCAAACAAGTGGCCCAAGTCGTGATCCCTATCATGGGGTGGATGGGGCAGGCGGTTATTGGCTTCGGCACAACGGTGGCTTTGACGTGGAAAGCCATTTTGATGACTGGCAACCAGTTAATTTCTGGTTTTATCAGAATGAATAACGCGGTGCTGAAGGCTTTTGAGTGGGTTACGGGCATAACTATCGCCCCTTTGGCTGATGACTTTGGGCAGACAGCGCTCGAAATCGACAGCGAAATGGCTAACATCATCGACGCAAGCGCTGCCGCCATGGGCGCGATCGACAATCTGACTGACGCGGTGATGAACGTAAACACGAAGATCTACACGACAGCCGATTCCGTAGACAAGGCGCGTGATGCGGCAGATA